GCTCTCTGCCTGAGCAGGGAGTAGACCGACTCGGCCGCGACTTCGACGGATCAACCATCATGAAAATCCAGTTCAGCGCCCCGCTTTGCATGCAATTCTCAATCCTCAGTCCGACAGGCTGCTAGGCCGATGGCGATGTCTGCCGCGCCTTGCGGCATGGCCGCAGCCAGCACCGCCGTGGGCGCGAAAGTGCCTCGCCCTGCATCCTCCCAGTCCGATCCATTCCAGCGCATGGCGTGGTAGTCGATTGCGTCCGCGCTCGGACGCGCGCCCAGGGCGGCGACGATGCCCTCGGTGGGGTCGATGTCATTGAGCAGGCTCGGCCACTCGCCAATCACGTCCTTCACGATCTGCCAGTAGGGAACCTCGTAGACAGCTTGGAATGGGCATGGCGCTGGCGTGCTGATCGGGTCTTGCCAGCCGGTCGGCGGCGGGTTGGTGTAGATGGCGTTGGGAAGGCCGAAAATATCCTGCACCGCCTCGATGCGCACCTGGCCGTTTGTCAGCTCGCCATAGCTGATGCGCGCCACCCGCATGACCATCTCCGTGATGCCATACGGCGGCCAGGTGAGCTTGAAGACGCTGCCGATGTCGAGGCTGGATGCCTCGCGATTGGCCACCAGCGTCACCTTGGCCAGCGTGCTGGAAAGCTGCTTGAGTTCGCGCATGGCAACACGGTTAGCAAGCTCGCCTTTACTGATCCCTGGATAGCGCACCGTGGTAGCTACAACCCCGCCCTGAAGCTGGATGGCGGCGATGTCCTGAACTGTGATACTGGCGTCCTTATCGGTCTGGCCGTCACGGTATTGGACGGTGACCTGATTGACGATCTCGCCCCACGATGGCCGGGAGAACTCTTCGATGCGCAGCACGTTGGACGGCGAAAGGGTCGGGAGACTGGCTACGGTGTAATCGTCCCTCGCCAGCTTGAGCGTGAATTTCCCGGTGCGCGGATGGACGTAGAGCACGCCATCGATGTGACGGAGGATCGAGAGGATGAAGTCCTCGATCGGCTGCTCCTGATCCCAAAGGATCGACAGCCCGAAGCCTTCCGAGTAGAGCGTATCTGCGGCTGCCGTGAAGCTGGTGTCGTCGATGTCCGCGCCGGGATACCCCATGCCCCAGTCCGCATTGGTCAGGCATTCGCGGATGATGTGGGCCGGGTTTGCGTCTCCGCTGATCTCCGCCTTGGCCGGATACCATGCGCTCGGGATGCGCTTGACGCGAAAGCGCCAAGGCTTGATGTAGGGGTTCATGGCCGAGACCAGCCCGCGCCAGGCCACGGACAAGACACCGCGGAAGGTCGGGATGTTCGTCCCGAGCCTGCTTTGCAGGTAGGCATTCGCCGTCTGGCCCGCGCCGCCAAACATCACGTCCAGCGTTCCATCCACGCCGCCCTCGCGATCTTCGCCGCCGAATAGGTCGCGGCGGCTGATTGTGACACTGCCGTTACCGGTGACGCTGCCAGTCCAAGCCGTTCTCTCGCCGACGATGATCTCTTTCACCTCATCGACCGGCCCATGGCACAGCACCATGTGCATGCCAAGCCCATACCAGTAGCCGACGGTGTATGTCTTCTTGCCTTTCCCTCTGCTCATGCCGTCGCCTCGCGTTCAGCCTCTTCCGCCACACGAATCGCCATCTCGTCACCTGTGGCGCGCAGCCATGAGACAGGCACGCCGAAGGAGACAAACTCTTGCCACGTGCGCTCACGCCCATCAAACCATCTGCGCATGCCACGGGCGCAGTAGCCTAGATTTCTGGCGTGCTCTAGCTTCGCTATCACGTCGCCGCTCATCCTTTCTTGCCCCCGCCAGACTTCCGGATCGGTATGACACGCACATCACCCCACCACACGACATTGGGCTGCGAGAGGACACGCGTGCCGAAGAGCACCGGGATCGGCGCGTCCTGGCTGGCAATCGGGATGTCCTTCTCGCCGATCTGTCCGGGCTGGGCATCCTGCACCTTCGGGCGCGGGGCCAGCAGCGAGGAAAGAACGGTGGTGACGATCCAGGTCAGCAGGTATTCCAACATGCGCGCACCTCACACGATTGCATCGCCGGCGAACGGGTTTTTCTGCGGGATGTAGGGAAACCCGCCGAAGTTGGCCAGATTGTTGAAGCGGTTGAGGCAGGTGGCCGTTGAATGGTCGCACCCGGCGTAAAGACGCACCGAATCCCCGACCGCAAGCGAAGGCATGGGCGCCACCAGCGTGAGATTCACCCCGCTGTGGCCGACGATCATGCGCGCGCCCTCGTCCGTCTGGAGCATGCCGGCCACGAAATAGCCATCTGGCCGGGTTCCCGCCGCGGCCACCTGCACCGTCGTGCCGGAAACCGCCATCACATTGCCATCCACCCGGAAGCTGTCTTTCAGCGCGCCGCAGCCTGCCGAGTAGAGCGCGTGACGGCAGAGCAGCTGATACCTCGCCCGCAGCCCTGGCCGCTTGAGGCTGGTAGCGATTGGCTCGCACTTGAGCACCAGCTCGGAACCGGAGAGTCGCGCGCCGCCAACGCGGCCCTTCCAAAGCACGATGACTTCGTTGGCCGTGTCGGTCACATGGTAGCGGTAGAGGGTGACTGAGACCACGCCCTCCGGCAGGCTGGCGATGAACAGCGCGGCGAGCGCGTTGTCGCGCGTCAGCGTGATGTCCATGCCAGAGCGGTTGATCTCTTTTCCTTGCTCGATGCCTGACCGCCGAATCGGGGCCGGTTCGTAGTTCTCGGATTGATAGACCACCTCCGTCTGCCCGGACGTGAACATCCACTTGTCCAAACCAAGCGCGAACCGGTAAAGCTCGACCGGCTGGCCATCATGTGCGGAAGCTTCAGAAATCGCGTAGGTCATGATGGCAACACCGCTGTGGTTAGATTCAGAATGGCGGCCTCATCCGTCTCCCAGTGGAGCTCGACACGATCCGCATCCAGCCGCGACAAATTCAGCCAGTGCACGGAAATGATGTTGGCGCGAGGAATATCGACGCCAAGCGGCGTATCGAGTGAGACTGACTCCTCTGTCGCGGAAACGACAGTGATGCTAGTCACACGGCGTAGAAAATTGCCTTGCGTGGTGCGGATGAGCACATCGCGGCGCAGAGGATCCGGCCAGAAGCGGGACATGCCGGCCGCAGCGACGTATAGACCCGCATCGGACATGTTGATGTCGCGCGTGATGGTGAGATCGTCCGACCAGGTGGGCATCCAGCAGGGATGCATTCGTCCGGCGCGGGCGGCCAGCCATGACTTCGCCGCTTGGATGCGGGCGCGGTTATCCAGCAGGAAGCCAATGCGCCGGACGGGATGCGCCCGTCCAGTGATGTCGTCCACTGCGACCAGACCGGTCGTGTAGTCCAGCACGTTGACAACGCGGCCGATCTCGTCGCCATACTCCTGCGCCCAGTCGGGACGCCACAGGAACAATGGGACTCCTTGATACGTCTGGCCATCTGGCTCGGCGGCCGTCAGGCTCGTATAGGCGGCATCCACGAAGCGCACGCGTGCGGACATTATGCGATTCGTCACCCGGTCGAGCTTCGCCGCACCGTCCAGACGCATCACCGCGCCAGGATAGACGCGCGTCCCGGCCGGCCATGAATTGCCAAGCGGGCGTTTCAGCGTCAAGACATTGCCTGCGATCGAGAGAATCTCCGCGGCCGTGGCCTTCGTGTCGCCGGCCAACAGCACAATCAGACCGTTCGCATGGTAATCGTGGGTGGAGATGTCACCAGACAGATTCAGTGTGTCCGCCCCGGCCAAGATCGGCGAGGCGAGAATGCTTCTATCCGTCCATACCGGCACGCAGAAACTGCGACCACCCCAGCCGTAAATCAATGCCTCCAGCGCCTGCGCGCTGACGCCATCGGCAAGAATCGAGAACTCGAAAGACCTGCGCGGATGCGCGCGCAAGCGGACGCGCTGTTCCGTGCCATCCCAGGCGATGAGCACATCACTGGCCCACTCGAGCACTTCCAGCACGCCGGACGACCAGTCCGGGCGAATCGAAAAGACGATGATGCGCGTTCCGACCACCACCAGCGTGAGCGTTTCACCGCTGGAGAAACCGAACACGTAATGCGCGTCGATTGTAGGCGGGCCTGACGTTGTTATGGCTAGAGTGAAATTCTTCTCCTCCAGCGCGACGAACGTCGAAGGCGCGGAGATACCGCCAAGAATCAGCCCGTCATCACCGGTTGCGCTCAGGCTGGTCAGGCTTTTGCTGGCGAACCAGGCATTCCAGATTGAGAAGGTCGTAATCGACGCGCCGATCATGTTACCCGCATCGAAATAGCGCGTCGGCAGCAGGTGGAAGCGCCCATACCAGTCATCGCGGAATGTTTTGTCATTGACGCCAGACCTGGCGGACGCGGGCAGCAGTGAAATCTGGACAAAGCCGCGCGCGCCCGCCTCCGTCACGATGCCGACATCCACCGGCGTCCCGAGCCAGGGCCGATTGGCGAGCACGTTGGCGGAGACGCGCGCATTGCCGCCTGGTAAAGATACCGGCAAGTCGTCTTGCCCTATCAGCGTGGCCATGTCCTATACCAGATACGCGATGCCGTAATCTGCCCCGCTTACACGGTCAAGCAGCAAGAAGCACCGCCAGTTATCCGGCCCCAGCGTCAGCAGATCGCCATTGCCAATGGCATCCATATGCACCAGCCGGATAGAGGGAAGAAATCCGATGATGGCCGGCGTGGTATCGTCGATGGGCGAGTTGATGCGCAATCGCGCCGGGAACAGCGGCGCGAGACTATTGAAGGCATTGGTGACCGGATCAATGCCGAACAAACGGACATCCCGTCCGCCGCCCGACCCGTGCCAGCCGCCAGCGCCATTGAAATCGGCGCGGAGCGCGATTCCTCCTTGAAAGTAACCGCTCATCAGAGCGGCCCCGATATGCTGATCCGTGCCGAAAAAAGCGCCTCCATTCCAGACGCCGACCTTCTGCACGTCGCAGACGACGAAGTGGGTGTTGGCCTGATTGGGCGAGACGAAACACCCGGCCAGAAATCGCGGAGATGCTTGGGCGAAGAGGTGATATGCGCAGGGGAACAGGCTGTTGCCGCCTGTCTGTGCGGAACAGTAAAGCGGAGAGGGAAACGCGCCCGGTTGGGCATCCCACGCGGCCCCCGCCGAGAATCCGGTCGACCCGGAAAGGCCCAGCGCGGTGTACCAGTTGCTGCCTGCGTTGTCTGGGTCGCTGCGGAAATGGGCGTAGATGCCATCAGCATTGATCGACAGCGCCATGCCAAGTCCGTCGCTCGTCCATCGATCCACCGACCAGCCTTGATTGACGGCGAAGGCGCGGATGGCGTCGAGCAGCTGATTGGGCGTGGCGGCGGCGCCTGTTGCGTAGGGCATGATGAGTCACTCCAGCTTGAGGGCGGTGTAGTTGGTGATGCCGGTTTGCGCTGCGTCCTGCAGAACCAGCCAGGCGGCGCTTCCTGCGGTGACCGTGTTCTCCGTCGCATTGGCGTAGCCCGACACATGGGCCAGCCCGTCGATTTCGCCAAGCACGTCACCACCATCACTTACAACGATTCGTGTCAATGGATACACATTGCCGGGACTGGGCATTAAAGCCACGCCGACCGGCCATAATGTGGCGCTTTCACTCCATGCGCCGCCGGGGGAACGGATAACCGGAGAGAAATTGCTGCTGACGCCTGACCAGCGCACGTCCGAGCCGCTGCCCATGATCAACAGCGGATAGGGGTATTGGCCCGGCGTCGCATACGGCAGGATGAAGCCGAGGTGGATGAACATCACTCGAGTGGAGACGCGCGCGGCGACGATGATGCGGCGTCCGTTGGCGACGAACCAGTATGGAATGGGCTGATTCCACAGCGCCATGTGCCGCTCGGGTGACGCATTGGGCTGATTGGCCCAGGTATCCAGCGGCAGATAGCCGGTCGCGCCCTGGATGTGCCAGTTGTAGGTGTCGATCGCCACGTTCTGGTCGGAGCGGATGCCGACGAAGATTTCATCAGCGCCGGCCAGCCCCGGCCCCTTGAGTATCAATTCCTGGGTGGTTGACGTCACATTCCACCTCAGTTGTTGCCATTGCTGGGCGGCTGGCGTCATCGTTGAGGTGAGAAAGACACGCAGCTTGTCCAGCAGGTCACGATAGTCGGTCGCTGTTCCTGATGTATAGGCCATTACGCAAGCACCTGTTTGACTGCTCCAGCATTGCGCTGAAGGATGTTGATAACTGTCCGCTCCCCGGCTGACGAATTGAGCCAGTCCGCCGCAAGCGCCGGATCGACGACATTGACGATGCGCACGGCCTGATTCACCTGCGGCGGCACGGGCTGACTTCTCACATCAGGCACCAGCCCGCCAGTGGCGAAAGCCAGCCGCCCAAGATTCACGCGCGGCACCCACCCGCCGCCGTTGATGGCGTGCAGCAGATCGAGCCCCACGCGGCGGACGGCGTCTCGGCGGATCACGAACTCGCCCGGCGTGAGCATGGCTGGCACTGTGTCACCAGTGCCAGTACCATGGACAGGGCCGCCTGTGGCGTAGAACTTGAACTTTTTGAGCAGGTCAGAGATAAAGCCTCCGATGCCACCGCTACCGCCCTTGCCGAAGCTACCGAAAATCTCTTCCGCCAGCTTCTGCGCGGCGATGCGCTGGATGCTCGCAATCACCGCGCGGGCGAAGTCGAGGAATGCTTCCTTCGCACTCTTCGCGCCAGTGCCGATCTGCTCGAACATCATGGCAAAGGCATTCTCCACGTCACCATTGATGCGCGTGGCGACATCATCTGCGGCGGTCTTCAGGCCGTCGACTTCGACCTTGAGGCGCGCCACCCGATTGATGGCCTCCTCCGATCCGGTAGCGGCGGCCAGTTCCTGCATCTTCGGGATCAGGCCTTCCACTTCAGCGGCGGTCTGCTGGTGCAGTTCCAGCACGCCGCGCCGCATCTGCGACTCGGTGAGCATGCCCGCATCCTTCTGCACCTGCAGTTCCCGCTCGCGGATGACCATGCGTTCGGTGACGGTCTGATATTGGCGTTCGAGTTTGCCGAGTTCGGCCATGTCAGTGTCGACATCGATCAGACGACGGACATCCGCCACGCCCGCCGTGTCGCCCATACGCTGAAGCTTCTCGATGAGCGGCTGGTATTCGCGTTCCAGCCGTGCCCGGGTAACCTCGCCGCCGGCCCCGCCGCGAATCTCGGCCAGGCGGTCGCGCACGCGAGCGAGTTCGTCGGCCAGTTCCTTCTCGGCCTTGGCGGCGGCATGAGCATTGGCCACCTCGACCTCGCCGCGCTTCATGTTGAGCACGGTGATCTCGCCTTCGAGCTTCTTGACCTCGGCCTTGGCACGCAGGCGCTGCGCCTCGTCCTTGCCGCCGACCGCTACGGCCGATTGGGCAGTCAGTTCCTGCTGCTTGGCGGCCAGTTCCCGGTCGATGGCCTGCTGCTCGATCTGCGTCTTTCGGGCGTAGTAGTCGCGGATCGACACGAGACGGTCGTCGAGCGCGCGATCCAGTGCCGATTTCTGCAGGTCGAGTCCTTCCTTCAAGACCTTGAACTCGGATTCGGCCTGCGCCTTGACGACAGCGAGTTGCGCGCCGGTCGTATCCTTCTCGGCACCGCCGGCAACCTTCTTCTCGCACTTGCCATTGACCCACTGGCCGCCGGAGACGATGCAGGCGATGCGCTGCATGTCCTCGGTTGGCTTGCCGGTCGGGGTCTTTTCCTCAGGGCGCTTCGGGCGGGTCAGTGCATCCAGCCGTTGCTTGGCCGCCGCCAGTTCCTGTTCCCACTGGGCGAGGTTCTTCTTCAGTGTCGCCATCGCCGCGTCGTTGAACTTGACGTCGAAGGGCATGAACGGCACCGGTGCCTTGCCGGTTTCGACCTTCTTGCGCGTCGAGTCGACCAGTTCCTGAAGCCGCGCGACCTCGTCACGCGCCTGCTTGATCTCGGTGCCGTTGAAGATCAGATTGCCAACACCGCCCAGGCCGACCCACAACGCCTTCAGCGTACCGGACTCGTTGGCCGCCTCGCGCATGGCATTGGTGATGTTGGTCAGTTCCGGCAGGAAGTCGCGGGTCAGGGCAATGCCGAGCGATGAGCTCGAAGCCTTGAGCGCGGTGAGGTTGTCGTTGAACGCCTCGGCCGCACGCGCCGTCTCGGTGGTGAGCTTCAAGCCAAGCCGCTCGGCCTCGGCGGTCAGTTGATTGATACCGGCCGCCCCCTGATTCAGGAACGGGATCATGTCCATGCCGCTCTTGCCGAAGAGCTTCACGGCCAGCGCCGTCTTGACCGCGCCATCCTCCAGGTTGGCAAAGACATCGGCCACCTGCAGCAGAA